TTTTCATACAAAGTAAATGATGCACTAACTAAACTTGCTGTGGTATTAGTTTGTGTTATCATATCTTGTAAAGACATTGTAAATTCATTAGAAGAAGTATTTTCTGTTCTAATCGTAAAGGAATTGGTATTATCTAGGTAATAGCTCAGCATTATATTGTATTTATCTCTAATTTAACAAATATTAGATTAAAAGTAGTTGGACATTATTATCGTTCAGTATTTCTAATTAGGAAGTTTTATTTAAAACATTAAGTAGATATCTAAGTATGTAAGTACTTGTTTTCCTATGCTGTACTTAAACATCTACATTAATATTTTTATTTATAATTAAAATTTATTTTTAGTGTTTATTATTTATCTGCTTTCTTTCTTATTAGAAGTTACAACATATTTTCCACATTTCCAAATATATTTCAGACATAAAAATAGGATACCCTTTAAGGATACCCTATTAAATATTTTCAATGCTATACTACTGATTAACTACCGTATACGATAGTTCCGTTGTTTAACACACCTGTTGTAAACGCTGCTGTTGTTGTTGAACCCGATATGAAAATTGCTGGGAATTGTTCTTGTCCGGTAAATGTTGCAGAATAACCATAAAGGTCACCCATTGCACCACCCGTTTGAATAGTTCCACCAGTCAAATCTGCACCTTCTCTATATCCAACTAAAAAAGCATCTCCGCTCATTGTCCAAACTACGATTTGAGGTCTTCCCCAAGCCATAAGTTTCAACTGAGTTGTCATCTCATTTGTTAACTTCTTTAAATTCAAAGTTAATTCTTGAGAAAAGAACGTAGTTCCATTTTCACGTGATGTATTAATTGTCTCAGTATATGCACTTGTCCCTTTAAGGTCATAGAAATAAACTGATGAACTAGCTGGTAAAGCGGTAACTACTGGTAAAGCATTTGTACTTCCATCTAATGAACCAGAAACGGTAAAACCGCCTGATACATAATTGATAAAGTAAACACCTGCCAAACCACCAATACTCTCTTTACAAGGTTCGTTTCTTCCTGCTGATAAATTACAAGCCATAATGATAAGTTTTTTGTTTTGTTAAAAGGGTGAGTTTCTGTTCTACGATACTCCCCACCCCTTAATTAGTTGTTTAATTAGTTCTTGTGGTAAGCGATATCACCAGGTACACCGATTTGTGTACCAGCTGTGTATCTCATAATCACTCTGAAATTCTGAGAACCATCTAAATCTGCCATATCTAATACTTTTACAGTATTGTAATCAGATAATAAACCAGTACCAAAGAATAAGTTTGATTTTTGAGCCGCTACCATTGCAGATGAAGGTAAACCAGGACAAAACGCGATATCAATACCATTAAAGTTAAGTGGTTTTTCACCTACGTTTAATTGGTTGTTGAAACCATTTGCACCTTGTGCACCACCAGCTAATGCTTGTTGGTAAGCTTTGATTACGTTCGTTGGAGCGTAAATCATCAAATCTTCTTTACCATAAACTGTGTTAGGAATTGTATTTACTAATGCATCTAAATCAGCTAATACGTTTGAAGAATCAATTGCACCACTTGCAGATGAACTAATAGCTGCTGAACCAGTGATTAATCTGTAAAGACCACCGAACTGACCATTTGCACTAGCATCACCATTCCAAATAGATTGTTCAGTTGCCTGAGCTACTGTTCCACCTACATAAGAAATTAAGTAATCTGTGAAGTTTGCAGGAATAGTATCAAATGCACTATATCCTAATTGCAATGCTTCCCAAGAATCTACGAATTGTTCCTTACATAATTGTAAGTTAACTTGTAATTCTTTTGGAGTAATTACAGCTTCAGTTAAATTAACTGAACCAGAGTTTAAACCACTATTTGTTTCAGAGAAATCACAACTTGCATTACTTACAATGTTTGATACTGCTAATCTTTGAATAACAGCTTTGAACTTCACGTTTGGCATGATAGTTACATATTTGTTATCCAAAGTTTTTGCTGACAATAACGCTGCTGCGATATATTGTCCAGCGAATTCACCTGCATACGTTGTAGTAATTACAGGCGATTGGAAATTTTGAATTTTTTTCATTCTAAATCTTTTTTTTGTTTTTTAATTATTTGTATAATTTAGCTAAGAAAGAGTTCTGAGCATTGTCAGTTTTCTTGCCAAATCTTTTACTATTTTGTTCTGCTGAGAATTTATACATTTCATCGATTGGAGCACCATCTAATTTAGGTAACTCTTCTTCTTCAACTTCTTCACCCTCTTCCATTTTAACTTCTGTCATCTTAGAGATTTTCTTTTCCATCTCTTCGATTCTATATCCCATCTCTTCTACCTTCTTCATCATTTCTGGCATACCCATTTCTTCTTTATCGGTATCTGCTGGAATTGGAGAAACTTCTTCTGTTGTTTCATCTTCTGAAACTGTTGGTTCAACTTCTGCTAACATAGATGAAGGTTTCAAATCTTTAACAGGTTGTCCTGCTGCTTTCTCATCCTTAACATCATTTACTTCTGTTGGGTCACCAGGTAATTTTTCTGTATCTATCATTTCCAATTCAACGTTTTCTCTTTCTACAATCTTACCATCTTCTGTGATAACTTTTAAAAGAGTTTCATTTCCTTCTTCGTCTTTCAACATAAGTTCATGCGTTCCGTTTGGTGCTGGAGTTTTAGTTCCATCTTCTGATACTACGAATAGGTCTTCACCTACATCGAATGTTGCTGATTCTACTATTGTTCCGTCAGCTAATTTTGCATATGTTAAAGTTACTTCTGCTTCTAAATTTAAAAGTCTAGCAACTTTACTTAATACTTGTTTTGCGTTCATATTAGTTTATTTTAATTATTTAACAAATGTATATTTTTTTGTATTGATTTTTTTAATTTAATCTTCTTTCGATTTGTAATAGATTATTATATTCTTTTACCAAATCTTTATTTTTATCGTGCAAATACTGAATGTAGCCATATAGACAATCAATTTCAGCTTTCAAATCCTCATTTTCTTCTTCTGCTAATTCTAGCATTACTTCGTATAGTATTGTATCTTCGTTCATATTATGCAAATGCAGTTTTATAAGTTATGATTACAATTCCACTTCCACCATTACCTTTAGCAGAAGTTGGGATATCTTGCCCACATCCACCACCCGCTCCTCCGGTATTATTAGTAGCATCTCCTGCAAAGAATGTTCTATTTCCACCTAATCCACCACCACCTAATCCACCTAATGCCTGTGGTGTTGTACTATTAAATTGAGATGAACCTCCTCCACCTCCTCCACCATAATAAGTTGCTACACCATCTAAACTATATTGTAATCCTACTCCACCCGGACCAGGATAACCAGGTAAATATGCATCTACTCCATTCGCACCTGCTCCTGCTCCACCACCTGCTACTCCATATAATGCTAAATCTGCACCTGGTGAAAATATTGTTGGTGCTCCGCTAAGAGAACCACCGGCTGTACTAGCTCCACCACTCGCAAATAATGCAATTGCACTTCCAGTAAATGATGATTGTGTTCCTGGCGTACATCCCTGATCTACACCACCTGCTCTAAAATATCCTGTACCACCTCCTCCGATTGATACATTATAACTACCACTAACTAAACTTCCTGTTGTATAATAATAATTAACTCCACCTGCTCCACCACCTTTTGTATATGCAACACTTATAGTACCTTGGCCACCGCCACCTCCACCAACTACTAAAATTTGTAAATCAGCGGTTGCTCCACCACTTATAGTAAACGTACCATTAGAATTAAACTTATGATATTTGTATACATAAGAACCTGATGTGAATGAGCCCGTTATACCACCAGTTGCTGTCAATGTACCAAAGTAAACTTCCGTATTACCTAAGTTAATTGAGTTAATAGGAGTATTTCCTAAAAATAAAGGACCTGTTGTATTACTTCCTAAGTTAATCATATTAAACTATTATGTATAATGTATTTGGGTCTTTAGTACCTATCGCTACATATTCTGCATTAGTTAAAGAAATAATTTTAAATATATTTGCTGTTGCGTATATATCTCCTGCGTTTGATATTAAACTACCACTCGCACTTCCTGTTACTATATTATAACTACCCGTTACCGATAGAGAGCCTGTTATATTTGCTGAACCCGTATAAGGAAACTGAACACCTTGTATTGAAGATGTTAGGGCTAATGTTGCTCTATCACCTACACCACCTACCCATGCATATCCTTGTGGTATACTTGCACTTAATGCTCCACTAATATCTAAGTTACCACTAATAATTTGATTAGTTGTAAATACATTAGCTCCACTTAATTTAGCATATGATGTAAATGCTGAAGAACTATATGCTGATGAAGTTGCGAATGATGCACTTATTTGTTGTGATTGAGATACATTGACCTGATATGCCGATGCACTATAAGAACTTGCACTTTGAAATGCTCCCCATGCACTTTGTGAGTTAATTGTTATATTGTTACTCTGAGTTGCATCTGTTTGAAATGTAGATGCTGAAATTGAAAGAATATTGAATGCTAATGAACTACTCCATGCACTAGCACTTAAATAAGTTGTATATGCTGATTGAGATGCTGCAGATATATTAATACTCTGTGTTGCATCTGTTTGATATACCGATGAGCTTAAATTTATTGAATACGTTGCTACATTATATACAGATGTTGATACTGCATTAACTGATGAAGTTGTTGCAAATCCTAATTCTGCTATTTGTGCTGATGAACTAACAGTACCCGTAGGTGCTACTAAATTAGTTATTCTACTATCAAATGAACTACTATCCGCTTTATATTGAGACCCACTAAAAAATGTAGATGATGATACTGATGTGAATACTGATGAACTAAATGTACTAAATGATGATGTATCTAATTTAGCTAAGTTTAATGATACACTTACTGCTGCTAATTCTGCATCGGTTGCGTATTGTAAATCTAATGAACTACTCCACGCTTCTATATTATCTATTCTTAAATCAAAAGAACTACTATCTGCTTTGTATTGTGAGCCAGAGAATAGTTCAATAGCTATGCTAGAACTATCTGCTTGTGTTTGTAAAGCTAAACTATCAATTATATCAGTATTGAATTCTCTTAAAAGTGCAGGTGTAATAAATCCTGTTGAATTATTAGGAAATGATGTTTGGTTCTCTACACCTAATGCTTGTTTAGTTAATGTTGCCATATGTTTATTTCGTTATTATATTGTTTATGCTCCACCTGGTGTACCATTAAATCCATTACTGAATCCTTTACTGAATCCACCTAATGAATTACCAATGTATGGAGATTGTGTTTGACCTATTCCTTGTTCTAATAATGCACCATTACAACACTTTCTACTATATGTGTTGGTATTAATACATAAACAACCCATTCTACTATTCTTAGGTGATGATAAACCTTGAGTAGGTCCAATATAGATACCGCTGTTATTTTCTCTATTAACAGAATATCTTAAATTACCACTTCTACTATTGCTCCAAATACCCATTGTGATGTTTTATATCTTTAACAATCAATCAATCGTTTATTATTAACCATTCTTTTTTAGAGCTTCTTTGTGTAACATATCTTGCATAGTTTGTTTATCTGCTTTATATGCTAATAACATTAAACATTTCTCTAACGGTTCTTCAACAACTCTGTCAATCTCTCCAATGTTTCCGTTGGCAAGTTCAGCGATAGTTGCATAAGAGCTCCACTTCTTTCCAAAATTGATTTGATGTTGTGAGGAAACTCCTCCACCTTCGTATAGTTCAGGATATTTTTCAGTAAGTCGGTTGACAAATGTACAAAAAAAAACAGAGTACCTAAGTGTATATCCATATGGACTCCTAAGAATTTATCTGAATCTATCTCGCCATTATACTTTTGTATTTCATATGTATCTCTTACTTTATTTGTAATAGGACGATATAGGATAGACATTATCTTTGCCCAATTATCATCTATCGTTAGTGTTCCGTATTGTGTTATATCTGCATATGCACCATAAGCTATATTAGATAAGTTAGGTTCAAATCCATACTCTATACCATCTATTGTAATAATCCTTTTTAAATTAAATTCTGTATTACCAATCCATTTACCTAATTCATAACTAATTGTATTATAATCTTTCTTACCTAATCCTGCTAATGTATCACTATCAATACCACATAGATAAGTTACTAATAGAGCTACCTGTGCATCTTCTTCACCTTCGTAGTTTTTTAATTCCTTTTGTAGAGTTAGATATTTTTTTAATGTAACATCTTCATAACCTTGTGGTATAATAATTTCTATTTCTTTTTTCATATTATGCTTCGTATGTGTTGTTTGTAAATGCTTGTGTTATAAAAAATAATTGCTGTTGTAGTTTTTGTACCTTCTTTTCTTCGTTCATTAACTTTGCATTCATAGCTATTATATTTGCGTTTAGTGTTTCGTTTGTGTTTAATAATTCTCTAGCCATTTCTAAGAGCTGAAGTATATCTGCCTCAGTAAACTCTTGTCCTTGTATTTCTATTGTATTCATATTAGTATTTATAATTTCCTATTGTGATTGCATACTTACCTTTTGCTTTTGCCTTCTCACTTAGTTTCATCATACAACAATAACGTGCTGCATCTATTAAGTGGTCTAAACCTCCTTCAGGATTATCAGTTGTATATCCATGCTTATCCGTTGAGTATTGATAACCATACATCTCATTAATTAAATTCTGTGATTGTTTTAGTATGTGTAACTT